TTATTGTAGTATTACAGGTGTTTTACCATCGGTTATGATTACTTTATTATTGGTATTTCTTATGGCTTCTATCCATTTTTCTTGTAAAATCTTGTTGTCAAGTCCTTCGGCTCTTACACGGTTGGCTTCGGCATCTATCTTGGCTTTTTCAAGGTTCATTTTAGAAACTTGAAGCTCATTTTTTACTTGCTCCGCTTGTTGTATCGCATTGTTTCTCAGCTCGATAGCCTTTGCCATAGAAGCAGGAGGCTTAAGCCCAGAAGTCAAATTGTTCAACTGAAAAAATTTATTTTCAAAATCTTTTTTAAGCCTAGTTTCTACTTGTCTTTCAAATGTATTAAGGTTATTCATCAGGCTGTCTGTGGTATAATTTCTGGCCTCTTCTCGGTAGGCGTTGGTCACCAGTTTATTCAGAATAGAATTTTCTACATTATCCATCATTACCTCTGGCTGGTTTATCCCTAAATACTTGTAATTGAATACGATATCCACACCTCTCCCTCTAATGGGCTGATATTGATAGGAAGGATCTACTGTAAAAACGCCCGCGTCCTTTGCAGAAACCTGAACCGCTTGTGGGTCTCCACTGGTCTCAAACATTGGAACTTGGTAAAGTTCTACCCCTGGGAAGAATGTCCATTGTCGCCCAGAAACGGTTGAAAAATCTGCTTTTCCGTTTCTACCATAATTTTCCATCAGGACACCTTCATAGTTCGGTTCTACTCGGGAACAGCCATTCATCATTAAAAATACAGCTGCCACAGCTGAACACCCTACGATAACGCCTATAAATGCATTTTTTTTGTTTTGCATAGTCTAAATATGTTTAGCACAAATATAATAAAAATCCCCCAAATTTGGAGGATTTTATTGTTATTCTGTTTTAGCACTTCTTTCTGCTCTTTTTCTGTCTTCTTCAGATAAAAGTTTTTTACGCATTCTGATGAAGTTAGGAGTTACCTCTATACATTCATCATGCTGGATGTATTCCATACATTCTTCTAGTGAGAAAAGGATTTTCGGAGCGATGCTTCCATCTTTATCCTTACCAGCTGCACGCATGTTGTTCAGCTGTTTTCCTTCCACGATATTTACTACTAAATCCCCTGGTTTGTTCTGTTCTCCCACAATCATACCTGCATATACTTCCTCCCCTGGGTCTACGAAGAACTTACCTCTATCTTGCAGTTTTTCAATGGAATACGCTGTAGTTTGTCCTTGGTTTTTAGAGATTAAAACTCCATTGTTTCTACCAGCTATTGCACCTTTGAAAGGCTTATAATCCACAAATCTATGTGCCATAATAGCCTCTCCTGCCGTTGCCGTAAGCATTTGGGAACGAAGCCCTATAAGCCCTCTGGAAGGAATTTCAAACTCTAAATGCTGCATTTCTCCTTTGGTTTCCATAATGTGCAAATCTCCTTTTCTCTGAGTTGCTAGGTCGATAACCTTGGATGCAAATTCCTCTGGAACATCCACCACCAAAGATTCATACGGCTCACATTTCTCTCCGTCAATATCTTTTAGGATAACCTGTGGCTGCCCAATGGTCATTTCATATCCCTCTCTTCTCATCGTTTCTATCAAAACTGAAAGGTGAAGAATTCCACGACCGAACACCAAGAAAGTATTCGCATCATCAGTCCCCTGAACACGAAGTGCCAAGTTTTTCTCTAATTCTTTTTCTAATCTCTCTTTCAAGTGGTTAGAAGTCACATATTTACCATCTTTCCCAAAGAATGGTGAGTTATTGATAGAAAAAGTCATATTCAAAGTAGGCTCATCAATAGCGATTCTCGGTAGCGGCTCTGGATTCTCCAAATCTACGAAAGTATCACCAATCTGGAACGCATCAAAACCTACAATCGCACAGATATCACCCGCAAAAACTTCCTCTACCTTTTTCTTTCCTAACCCCTCAAAAACATATAGTTCCTTTACTTTTCCTTTTACTATTTTGTCGCCTTCTTGTGAAAGTCCTATCCACTGCCCTTCTTTTACAGAACCTCTGGTAACTTTACCAATGGCAATTCTTCCCAAGAAAGATGAATAGTCCAGCGATGTTATTTGCATTTGTAGTGCTCCTTCTTCTACTTTTGGTGCTGGAACATGTTTTAAAATCCCATCTAATAAAGGTAAAATACTATCAGCAGGAGTCAAACTTGTATTAAACCATCCTTGTTTAGATGAACCATAGTATGTAGGGAAATCCAGCTGTTCTTCCGTAGCATTGAGATTGAAAAACAGGTCAAATACTTTGTCATGAACTTCATCTGGTCGGCAGTTATCTTTATCCACTTTATTGATAACTACTATTGGTTTCAGCCCTAGTTCTAGAGCTTTTTGAAGCACGAATCTCGTCTGTGGCATTGGTCCCTCGAACGCATCTACCAAGAGAACAACTCCATCAGCCATTTTCAAAACTCTTTCCACTTCTCCACCAAAATCGGCGTGTCCTGGGGTATCTATCACATTGATTTTCGTGTCTTTGTAAGTTACAGAGATATTTTTAGATAAAATGGTAATCCCTCTTTCTCTCTCCAGGTCATTATTATCCATAATCAAATCCCCTGATTCATCACTTTTTCTAAAAATATTGGTAGCATGAATGATTTTATCTACCAAAGTAGTTTTCCCATGGTCTACATGGGCAATAATTGCGATATTTCTAATGTTTTGCATATATATATTTTACGGGGGCAAAAGTAATGATTTTTTTTCAAACCATTTTTATGAACTTGGCGTATCTTAATTTTTATTATAAATAAGGAATTATTTCATTGATTTTTTTGTATTTTCATAATATTTTTTTTATACATTTGCGAAATAATTATGAAAGAGAAAGAAAGAGTAAAACTTCATTTTAGTTTTTGCCATAGAAAACCTGAAAGGTCTTTCTTTTGGAAAGGAAAACAGTTTCCTATATGTGCAAGATGTACAGGAATACATTTGGGGTATCTTTCTTTTCCATTCTTCTTATTTGGTGTAATATCCCTTAATTTTTGGATGACTATTTTACTGATAGTTCCTACTTACTTAGATGGCTTTATTCAGGCTTATTATAATAAGGAAAGCACCAATGTGAGAAGACTAATTACAGGACTAATGGCAGGCATAGGAACTATGTCTTTGGTCTCCATTACTGGAATATATATAGCTGAATTAATTTTAAAATTTGTTTAATTATGAGTGATTTAAATCAAAATCCTAATGTAAATCAACCACAAGATCAAGAAGATTTGGAGATGTGGATGAAAGTTCTTTCATTTTGTATTCCTATCGCGGGAGCTGTTATCTATTTTATGAACAAAGATAAAGCACCTGTAAAAGCAAAATCTGCATGTACTATGGCATTGATAGGTTTTGGTGTAGGACTTGTTTTACAAATCATCCAAAGAGTATTGATGAACTAGGAAAAACAATTATTAAAATGCATTTGAAAATTTTCAAATGCATTTTTTTATTAAAAAATTTGGTAGTGAAAAAAAAAGTTGTATATTTGCAAAACAATATCGCGGGATGGAGCAGTAGGTAGCTCGTCGGGCTCATAACCCGAAGGTCGTAGGTTCGAGTCCTGCTCCCGCTACTAAGTAAAGGAGGAATAATAAACTTAATTGCGAAATCACTGATTTTTAGAGGTTTTATTAAGGGTTTATTATTCCTCTTTTTTTGTGTTTCGGTCTCTATGTTGGTCACTCAGTAGATAAAAGTAGTGCCTGGTTGTGTTTTAACTTTTAAAACATAACTGAAATGATAGAAAACATAAGCTTTGGAAAAGATGCTGCTTATCTCTATGCAGCTATGAATTACAATTTTTTTATAAAGAAAGAAAGTGACAAATCTGGAAAGTCACCTATTTATCTCAATGTAAGATTGAACGGAAAAAGAGCAAGAATCTCTACTTTATTAAAAATAGAAGAAAAACACTGGGATAAAGAAAAGAAAAAAGTTATCAAGTGTGATGAAGCAGATGATTACAATCTTATTCTGAAACAATTAGAAAACAGAATCACTAACATCATCGTCAAACACAGACTTTCTGAAACCCCACTTACGATGGATATGTTTCTGAATCAGCTGAAAAATGCACCACCAAGTTATGACCTGGTGCAATTCTTTGAGCATGTGATCCAAGACCAAGATTTATCAGAATCGACCATAATAAAGCATAAAGGAATTTTTAATAAACTTAAAAGTTCTAAAATATCCAGCTCTTTTCCCGATATCAATCTGCTTTGGTTCGATAAATACAGATCTTATTTAAAAAAAAATAGGAAATAATTCTGCTACAGTAAATACCAATATCAGCATCATCAAGAAATACCTTCGCATGGCAAAAGCGAATGGAATAAAAATCTATGTGAATCTAGATTGGGTTAAAGTGGGTTCTACAGGAGGAAGAATTATTTGGCTTAAAGAAGAAGAAATAAAGAAAATGGAGGAATACTACTATTCTTCTTTTATTCCAGAACATTTGAAGTTAAGTTTGGGATATTTTCTATTTTCATGCTATACAGGACTGAGAATTTCCGATGTTATGGAAAGGAATCGTGATGACTTCAATGCTGACACCTTTGAGTTTATTTCGATTAAAACGAAAATGCGCCAAATCATAGGAATAGGACAGAAATGCCGACAAATAATAGACAATAACCCTATGCTGTTCATCGCAAAAAAAGCAGGAGTTCACATCAATAAGCAAATCAAGGAAATTGCTAAAATATGTGGAATCAAAAAAAATATATCATTCCATACAGCAAGACACAGCTTTGCTACCAATTACCTAATCAAAGGCGGAAAGGTGGAAAATCTGCAAAAGTTATTGGGACACACTAAAATAATGACTACAATGAAGTATGTTCATATTATAGATGAAGAAGCTGCACTAACGACAAACATCTTCGATTAAAAAACTTTTGCCCCTAAATAGGAGCAAAAGACTAATAAGTTTCAGTTTCTATCTCTATAGAATAGTGTTTATCCGAAATGGAATTTTTTACCCAGGATTTTATCCAGTGCCTTTTATTATAGGCAAAAATTTCCGAGCGGATATCATACTTACGGATTTTGTTTTTTTCCGCAATGAATGTCCATTTGTAACTGAAGTTAGACAACCTGTTCATATACCAGGGCTTAAGATGCTCAGCGCACTCCTCTCCTTCTAGCCCTCTCGGATTGGTGGCATGGTTATCACCATCTCTGTCCAGCCCTGCGTAATAAACCAGCATCAAGGAACTTTCCTTGTAAGCCTTGGCTGTATTAGCGCCACGGAAAAACGCCATCGGAAGACAAAAGCCATTAACAGTAACTTCTGTAGTATTTTCAGGCACAAAATGAGGATTGAGCTGATAGCCTTTTTCATTGAAGAAAATATTTCTGTTTTCCATTCCCTCCACTTCTGGAAATTTCAAATGAAAATACTCTTTATCGGTAAACTTCCTGATAGGATTTTCTACCTCAAAGGCTCTGAAATCTTCTGGCTCCTTGCTCTTATCAATTCTAATAAGGTTCATAATAGCCTTGGAACCGTCAAAAGTAAGGTCGTAATTCCTCCAGTTCTTGATGATGGTCACCAAATCCCCGAACGACATATCTGGCACTGATTTTTTAAGATTAACTCTGTTAAAATTAAATACATACGGAATCACATTGCCCTCTATGGTGTGCTGTCTCATCGGGCGGATTTCCATATACGCCAGACCTATATCTTTTTTAGAAGAATCCATCAAATGCGGAGCCTCTAAATAGCCGTAATATTCAAAAATAAATTCTTTTCTATCTACAGCGTCCTGCTCGCTGACTTCTAAAACAAAATTCAGATTTTCCACCACTTGGTGCTGATTACCAGCACCGAAAGAATAAACATGTTTACCTCCATAATAGAGATTAACATCAGCGCCCTTTAATGCGTTATGCACTTTGAAATAAATTCTGTATTTCCCTGGCGCCTCTATCACTACTGATTTTTTCCACTTCCCAAACATATCGCCACCAGGAGTCCGCTCGGTCAAATATACTTCCTCCTTGAACATGCTGAGTTTATGTAGTTTTTGGTCTCCTGTGGTGTAGTAGTTTTTATCGGTAAAAATACATCTCTGAAGCAGATGCTCATCGTTAAGAATATCCCCCGTAAGCTGGAACCCTGCATCTTTAAACCCTGCTTTCAGAACATACAGTAAGTAAGGCATCGGGTGGATGATGTTTTTATTATAAACATCCATTCCGTCCTCTACCCTATTTCTTGGGAAACTCTTTACAGCCTTTCCCTGTTCCTGCACTCTGTTGTTTATCATCGAATCGAAATATTTCCACTCCTCACTGTCCAGATTATATTCATCTGTATAGAGTTTTGGGAAATTATAGTCTGATGCAGGATAGCTCTTTTCTACGACTTCATTGGCGTGCTGGTAGATATCTGGAACTTCGAAATTATGCAGAGGCAGATCTGCTAGTTTTTTGTCAAAATTCGGCAAATTTTCAAATCCCGAATCAATCTGGAATTTTAGCGATTTAGTCCCAAACTCCAGAATCTCGATTTTTCCTTTTCTCCGTTTCCCCTCGTGGATATGGATTCCATCATGAAACCGCTTAAGTTTAGAATTGTCAAGCGAAGAAAATTGACCTATCTTCCTAAGAAATTCCACCGTATAAGGACACTCTATGGGCAAAGTGTAGTTGGTCCAGAAACTGTCCTTGAACCTTGGGTTTTCTTCGGTAAAACTAAATGAGAGTCCGTCCAGCGGAATTTCTATTCCTTCATTGGTTATAAATTTGTCCTGCATAACTTACTTGGTTTCTATCACATTAAACTCTAAATCCATTTGAAACAGATGTTCGCTGGTGTCGTACATTTCGTTTTTCTTACCCACAGCTACAGCTTTCAGCCTTAAATTGCCAATCATGATAAAACATAGATTAGACCCCAGCAGGTCATCTATCAGCGCAATTTCCTCCCGAAGAATCCAGCCTGTATTGATTGTTAAAGATTTCTTCCGTTTGCTGCCGTATTTTAATTTGTTTTCAGCATCAAAATAATGCTCAAACTCAGAAATCATTCGGTATTTATCGTGAGCAGAGAACCACTCAAACACCAAGTTCTCCGTTTCAAAGAAAATGTGAATCGGATTTTCAACCTCTGGGAATGGAATATATTTAATCTCCCCAGCAGTAATGATTTCATTCTCTTTTCCAGTGAATAATTTTCGGATAAAATTATGAGAACGAACCTCGTTTTTCTTCTCAAAAGCGGGTTTTCCTCCTTGATAAATATTCATCAGCGGAACAAACTCTGCCTTTTCCGAAATAGCATCTGCACTGATACGGATTACAGATTCTGGATAGGTTCTGCGCATGGGATGATTGGTAAATAATGGAAAACATCGTGGTCTTCTGCCAGGAACAAAGAAAACATTCTTTATCTGGTATTCTGAAAGCTGTTCATCATCCGCATTATGCTCGGTAATGGTAATATTTACCAGCGCAAAACTATACTGATAACCTACATCATTCAGTGGATAAAGCTCTCTGCATCTTGCAAAGAAGTCTTGGATTTCCTCTCCAGGGAAAATCTCTACTTCATTTTTGAAATAAAGATATTCATACTCTTGAACCTCCTGATATTCCTGCTGATAGCCTTTGAAAAACATCTCCAATTTCATTTTCACATAACTGGAGAAAGGATTATTCTGGCTCATCTTTATCTTGTTCTTGTCCAGAGCAAAATAATAGGCTTCGCCTCTAAAATCTGATTTTAAACTCTCTGCTATCTTCAGCCTCACTGAAAAACTCTTTTCTATTGTCCCTGCTGAAAGCAGTATTTCTCCACTGTAAGCTCCCACAGCAAGACTCTCTGGTTTTACTGTAGTGAGCTTCAATTTTCCATCTTCTATTACAGCAGTTTCTATGAATGATGGTTTTAAAGAAACTCTGATTTCTAAATTATTTGGATTAACGATATCCGCAGTGAAAGTTTTTGCAGAATCCACCCCTTTTATTAAAGTATCTTCAAAAATTCTTGGAGAAAAATCAAAATCTTTCACTACTTCCCCCGAAATAGTTTTGAATAAAATTATAATCGTCTTTTTCTTTCCTCCCGCTTTTATTTCTGCATGAAATTCATAAGTAGAATCTACTGGTGTGGTGTCTGAATATGCAGACTTTGATATTTGTATAACGCTTTTATCAGTTTCTTTCGAAATATCCAAAGAAAAAGGATAAAAAGACTCCCAGTCTGGAGTAATATTAAAGGTAATGGGTTCCGTAGTGCGGACTTCTAACCTGGTATCTCCACTAAGGGTCTTTGTCGCCTTGTTGTAAGTCAGAACAAGATCGGTCTTGTCTGTAACCAAATCCGATGGAGAAGCCTGCCCCTGCTTAACTTCCAATTTCACAGTCACAGAAACAGAACTCGGCTCTATGTAATGTTCACCGCCTCTGTCATCTATTCCGTAAGCCTCGTAGATGATAGATGCTGAATATCTTCCTGCACTCAGTCCCGCAAGCCCCGTAACATCCAAAAGAACATCTGCTTGGCGTGGGTTAATCTTTCCGCTGTTTCCCCCTTCTCTAAATATCTTTTCCTTGGTGCTGACATTGAGCCAGTTCGATGCTCCAAGGTTATAAGTCACCCTAGTTTTATAGACAAACTTCTTATATGGAGCATCATTCCACAAATCTAGTTCTGGGAAAGTCAGCCTGCTGGTCTGCTGGCTGGGCATTCCCTTGCCTTTGATGTATTCAAAAACAATAGTAGGAGGATTCACATCCCACTCTACCAAAGGAGCGTCTTCTTGTTTGTATCCGCCGCATTCATAACCATTTTGCGAGGTAAGTTGCCAATTATCACAAACCGCAATCTTTTTTAATCTAATTTTCTTTGCCATAATCTGTATAAAGAATTTCGTTTTGATATTTTTTTAACTCTCTTTTTTCTGAAACTGCATTATGCACCCATATCTCTATACAATATCGATAATCCGTAAAGAGAATTATTCTATTGGGATTTTGTTCAATCATTTTCACACCTGTAATTTCAGTAGGAATTTTCCATAGCAATTGGCGGAAAGCCCACCTGCTTACTACGAAATCTACATCTTTCGGCGTGTAGTCTTCTTGCAGCTGTTCCCCGAACACTTTCGCTACAGAACCACACACAGCAGGCGTTTCATTTGTCAGCTCTTCGACCAAGGAAATCACTTGGTCGCAAAGCTTATTCATCGGGTCGTTATCAAAAACCCTGAATTTTTGGAAAGAATTTTTATTTTCTCGCATTTCTTTTCTCTATATTTTCAAATTGTTTTATTGCGTTTTTCAATCTTTTACCGTTTTCCGCATTCTCTACCATCCACGCTTCTACTCCGTTTTCTTTTAGTTCGGAAAGAACTTGTTTCAAGTCTGATAAAATTGGCTGCATTTCTGCCCCTAAAACCATCTGAGCCGTTGCAGGAGTCTGAGCATCTGCCCCCGAAGTCTGTCCTCCGCCCGTAAAACCTCCTTCTGCGTAGCCTCTTGGTGCTTGTGTCCTTCCTGTTCGGATACTTTCCATCCAGTCTACTACATCAGCAACCACTGGATTCTGAAGCATCCATTTAGGAGTGACATATTCGTTCTCGTGGACTATTCCCGCTGGTCTGAATCCAGAACTATCAGGAGAACCGAAGCCTCCACCTGTAAAACCACCTTTGTCAAAACTATCTGGCTGAGCAAGAACCGCTGCAATCTGCGCAGCACCCAAAGCCGACACCACACCAGTAAGAACCCCAGCAGAAATACCAAAATCAAACTTGGGAACCTGCGCCCATATTCCGATAATTGCTTGCGCTGTATTGATCGCAATCTGTGCAATCGCCATTGCTTTCTGGATTTTAGCCTGCCTGTTTGCCAGTTCAGCTTTCTTCGCATCGGTTTCCTCCTCTAACAGCTGGACACCTTTATGATATTGTTCCTGGTTGATGTAGCCTTCATTCAGCTGTCGCAGAAGCTCTTTCTTCTTATTGTCCTGTCCTTTGGTAAAACTTCTGAGTTCTCGCTCGTTAAGTCTTTGCTGAAGTTCAGAAAACTGAGAAAACGCATTTTTAAGCGCCTGAACGCCCATCATTACGGCTTGAAGTTTTCGCTCAGTAGTGTCTAGATTTTTGAAAGTATCGCTCCACTGTGTAACCGAAAATCCAAGGATATCAACCTTGTCCATTTCCTTACGAGCATCTTTCTGAATTTGGGATTCATCACCTACTTCATTTCCATTCTTAGCAGCATTCAGCTTATTGACTTCTGTCGTGATGGATGCTATTCTTTCTTTGAGCTCCTGCACTGATTTTTCAGAAAAAACATTGGGATTATTCAGTAAATCCTCTAATATTTTTTGCTCTTTTTTAAAAAGCTCTATCTGCGCCTGTAGTGCAGCTCTGTTTGCATTTTCTCTCAATGCTTTTTTGGCGTCTTCTAGCGTATGAATGTTTTTCAGCTCTTGATCGCTGAGTTTCAAAAATTCCATTTCAGCAAGTTTTTCCCTTGCCTCCGCCATGGTTTTAATTTCTGTGATTTCATTCTCGTTCTTTTCATGAACAAGAGCCGCCTCCTTCTGCAGGTTCGTGATATCACGCTGATGTTTCTCAAGTTCTGCTTTTTCATCAATTGTTTTTATCTTCAGCTGATGTGTTTGCTCCATCTGCTCTTTGATTTTATTATTCTGCGCAATAATGGAGTTGATGACTGCGATTTCTTCTCTTTTATTCTGTATCGCTGCATCATAATTCTTTTGGGCTTGAGGACTTGCTCCTGCCTTTGCTTTTTGAAAATCAGAAATCTCTCGCTCCACTTTAGCAATAGCATCTTTCTTTTCTTTATTCTGATTCTCGATATCTTCTAAATTCCGATTGTGCTCGGTTTCTAAAAGTCTTTTTTCTTTTTCGTAACCTTCGAGCTGAATTTTTTCCCTTTCATCTTCGTATTTTCTATGAGCATCCAAAAGCTCTTTGTCATATTTACGCTTTTCTTCTAATGATTTTTCATAAGCAGATTTAGATTTATCTTCTCCCGAATTCTTTTTGGGAGTCTTGTTTTTTGTCGGATTTGCTACAGCACTATTTACTGGCTTGTTAGAAGCAGGAGCAGTTCCTCCCTCTTCTCCTTGTATTTTTTTTATTTCCTCTGCAAGTGCTCTCTGCTGGTCCGTTAAACCTTGTACATCTTGTTTCCTTTTTTCATAAACATGAGCATATTCTTTTTTTAACTCATCTGCTCGTTTTTTCCCTACAGCTTTCAGCCATTTTTGGTATTGAACACCTTCATTTTTATCAAGATTTACAACATCTTTTCCTCCAAAAAAATTACTTATTTTATTAGCTGCTTTATCAATAAGCCCAAGGTTTTCGCCCAGTGATTCGTTTTCTTTATCAATAATCTGCTCTCCTATTTTATCCATTTTGGCTGTAAGTGCTTTTACTCTTGCCATTTTTAGGAGATGCTCGGTGTATTTTTTTACTGCTTCGGTCGCTTTTTTGGAATGAATGTTTTCTGAATTCAAGAAACCCAAATACTCTGGAGAAATTTCGTTGAGTTTTCTAATAGCCTCCAGCTTTTTTTCTTTAGATAAATTTTCATCTCTGGCAGTTTTCATAAGCTGGTCCAGCTCATTTTTTTGAGAAACAATGCTTTTTTCTGCCTCTACAAATGCATCATTTAGATTTTTCTGCTTCTGTGTAGATGCATCTACTTCCTTATGATAAAGTTTATATGCTGCCACTGCCGCCATTACCGCCGCTACTAATAAACCAATCGGGTTCATTTTAGTAGTCATATTAAAGGCTCTCATTGCTGCAGTTGCTCCAGCAGTATTTCCCGAAAGTGTAGCCTTTGCTGCTGCATACAGCAGGGTTACGCCTTTCGCTGCATTATCTATCACCATTTTAGCCTTTTGGACTGCATTATAGAGAATGGTCTGCTGGTAGGCTTTTTGGGTGGAAAGAGCAATAAGATACATTGCTGCTTTATAACTGACCATAGCAGTAACCATCACCCCGATGATTTTTGCTAAAAAAACAAGCCTGTCTTTAAACTCCCTTATGCCGTCTCCTGCCTCCTTGGTCACTCCTGTAATGAAGCCAATCACACGGATAACATCCTCAAAAAGATTGATAATATTATTAGAAGTAAACATATCCGCAAAAGCATTTTTCAGCTTTTCTACCACAGCAGCTGCGTTGTTATTCTTCTTGCTAAATTCATCTGAAAGGGAAGTTCCGTCAGCCATTGCCTTGCCTGACCTTTCCATAGCAGCTCTGAATTCATCAGTTCTATTGGCAGCTGCACCGACTGCCTTCTGAACCTCCAGTGATTTTATACCAAGGCTGTCAAAAATCTCAACCGTCTTTGTGGCTTCTACACCACGCATTCCTTCGGAAAATCTTAAGAAAAATTCTTCTGGATTGGTATTAAACAATTCTTTCGCCTCCGCCGTGGACATATGCATAGACTGGGCAAACAATCCGATGCTCTCCCCTGCCACCTTCATAAAGTTAGAATATCCCGAAGCTGCAATCTGAGAATCTACCCCAGATTCTTCAAACGCTGCACCAAGCCCTAAGACTTTATCAATAGATGGTTTGAGTGCATCTGGCAAAGCACCTATTCTAAGAGCAAAATCTGAAATATTCCCCTCGCTGGCTGTTCCCGATGCAGCAAGTTCATTCAAGGCAGAACCTACGCCATTGATAGCATCGGCATAGCTCTGCCCTTTGGTCTCCTCGAATAATCCTTTGATTTTTCCCAAAGAATCCACCACGCCCTCTAAACCGCCGTCGAAAGAATCTCCCAGGGCAACATATGCTTTGTCTACCTCTTGAACGAAAGATGCCATTTCCTCCTTAGGAACACCAAGCCGACCGCCCACTTCGGCAATCTTGAGCCTGTCCATCTTGGAGGTTCTGGTGTCCATATCATCGAAAGCCTCCCAGAGCTGTTTCACTTCGTCCAGCGCCATACCCGTAGTCTTCTGAACATCTGCCATGGCATCAGAAACTTTGAGCAGTTCTTCAGCTGTATTTTTCAAATGGAGACCAGCCAAACCTACACCGAGATTTCCAAAACTGAGTCCTATATCAGAAAGTTTGGAGCGAAATTTCCCTAAAAAGCCTTCTGACTCTTTTAGCTTTCCGCTTACAGCATCAATCTCACTTTTTACTCTTGAAAAATGCTCTTTTACCTCTTTGAGTTCCGCAGCTTTTCTCATGAACCTTTCAGTTCCTGGTGTGAGTTTCCGAAGCTCACTCTCCAAGGTTCGGGCTTCCTTGCTTAACCCACTGAAAGAATTTTCAACATCTTTTCCGTTTACCTTTAAAACTATTGTTGTAGATACATTCTTTGCCATGTTCAATCTTTAATTCCCAAAGATTGATTTTTTCTGTTTCTCTCCAAAGGACAAAAAAACGGACTGAAAACTCAGTCCGCCATTGTTCAATTATGTGAATGTTATGAATGTTCTATTTTTCTGTTTGAATGAAAGGATAAGTAATAATCATCCCCGTAGTCGCTATACTAACAAATATATAAAGAACTTTTTCATCTATATTTTCAATAAAAATTGAGTAAAAAACCATTCCCAGCAGCCCTAAAAAACCGACTACTAAACTCCAGCCTCCCATTCTGTAAATAGTGTTTGGAAATTTAATCCTACTGAAAAGCACTCCCAAAAGAACGAGAGAAGGAATGTATATCACAACAAACCAAAACTTAGATATCAATGCATAAGAAAGAACCATAAGTCCTAAGACAGCATTCACTCCACCAACAGCAAGGAAGATAAGGAGCATTAGTAAAAAAGACTGTGTGTTTTTCATACCTCTAAATTAAGCAATTATTTTCATTTAGCAAAATGCGAAAGTGGAAATATAAGCTCTTCAGCGAAATTCTTGGCTCTGAGTTCTGCTACATTCTGGGAAACAAAATCTACCACATCGCTCTGCTTGATAGCTTCTCCTATGAATGGCTGGGCTCTCATCTCCATATCGTGGGCATCATAGTGATATGAATTCCCCAATTTGGATTTTCTAAAACCACCAGCACGCAGACTATTGACACCATAATGCTGGACAAAACCGTGCCGAGCCATACGAATAACCAGCCTGCGTAAGAAAATCTGCTGGTTTCCGTCTTTCTTCCTACCGTATTTTTTCACATAGGATTTAGCAGATGCCTGTTTGAGACTTGGTTCATCTTCTTTTTTCCCATTGTAGTGGTCCGCAAAAGAATTGGTTTTATTACGAATAGCACCCGTGAGCATCTGCTCTGCTTTTTGTGCGATTTCTAATTCATCTCTGTATTCCATTTCCCAAATTTACAACAAAAAAAACGCCCAGCAATAGTCTTCATTCTATATACTGGGCAAAAGTTTATACTCCGTGTTTCTTTTCAAAGACCACCCATTTGAATACTCGGTCTACTTCGACTCTGTCATATTCAGCAGGAATGCCTTTTTCTTTATCTCCTTCAAAGATACATATTTGTCCGTAGACAATTTCCAACTCTTGGTAAAAGCCCATATCCGTCATGCATTCATAGATATCATGCTCGCTGATAGGCTTTGAAGGAATTACCCCCCCCACCATTTCTAAGATCCTCTTGGTGGAGAGATAGGTTTTTTCCTGTTCCTCGCCGATGTTCCTGTAATACCGCAGAAACAGCTCTTTTATCTTTTCTTTGTAATCTTCCATAAGTTACAGTATAAACTTATTGATATCATCTCGAAGAAAAATAAGTCCGTAGATAACATCCATTACTTCTTTTTTTTCTTCCTCGGTTTCTAAATAAAGATGTGCCGTGAGGAGTTTATTGAGATAAGTGTTTATCTTATCCAGCTGTTCCCTAAAGCCAAAGCTTTCGTTCTGCTGGTTCAGCTTGATGTATTCCAGGCATTCTTCTGTGAGTTTTGCCCCTTGAACCTCTATATATTCTTTATTCCCTTTCATATCATATATTTTTCGTGAAAGTTTTTAAGCATATTTCTGTAGGCTCTAGTAAAGGAACTGCCCCAGGCGTGAGCTCTCTGCTCCTCATTCTGGAATCCGCAGTAGTAGCATCCTCCTACCAACTTCATCTGCAGGCTTCCCCCGAAAACTTCTGCAAAATCTACTGGCTCTATTAGATTTTTTTTCACTCTTCTAAGCACTCTGCTACTATGCTTCACAGGTTGTGCAATTGTTGTTTTGCTTCGCATTTTATAAAAATTTAAATTAAATTCCCTTTAAAACCACGAAAACAAAAAAACCTTGACTTTCGTGGGTCGCGAAACAAAACAAGACACAAGGGAATTGTAACCACTACTTATCAAGGCTAAGCCTATATTAAAATTAAAATTAAATGGGATTTTATAAAGACTCTCCCTTGTCTCTTATTTTATTTCGCTGTTGCAAATATACAATAAATATTTAATATAGTAATTATAATAATTATATAATTACCATAATTATTATAATTATTAAAAAAATCCCCCATTTTAGGAGGATTTTGCTTTTATATTATTCCCAGATGTACTCGTAATTTTCTACAGTTCCGTTGGTATATACTCTTCTAGCTGTCAGTGGATATCCATTTTCATCGTAGGTAAAAGTAGAAGTATAGGAAAAATCAGGTGCTGTAGAGGGTACTAAACGCCTGTAAGATATCGAAATATTATTGTGCTCATGCTGATAAGTGAACGGGCTTAAATATTTATCAAAGGCTTTTTTAGTGTCTTTTACCCAAATGTTTACCTGTATTTTTTGATTGTTTTCATCATATATATTATTTACACTGCTTCCTTGTTCGTCGGTATATTCAACAGTATAGTATCCATTTGAAGTCCCGTCTGCTTTATAGTAAGTAGATTTTATCAAGTTATTAATCTTTCCTGGACGATTTTCAAAGGTTTGATAATTCTTTAGCTCATGAACTCCCGAAGTAACTGTGTATCTTTCTCTCTTGGTCACAAGATTTCCATCAAAATAATAAAGCTCATAGGAAGTAAGTTTATCAGTATTGTCGTATCTACTCCATTTCTTCTGTAGACCATTTTCATACTCTATCTTATAACGATAGTTCAAACCGCCATCTTTGAAATAATCAATTCCAGAAATTTTCTTATCTGAACCATAGTAGATTTTGGTATAAAGCATACCATCTTTGTTAATTTGGACAATTCTTTTTTCTTCTAATACTTTTGGAGAAGTGTTGTTAAGAGAATTACTGTCCTCACTTCTGGAACACGATGTCACAGCTATTGCTATTGTAGCAAAAGTCAAAATGTTTTTCATATTATCACAAATTTTTCTTCAGCCACAAAGATAATAAAAAAAGCCTCCATTTTAGGAGGGATTTTTTTATCTTTGTATCAAAATAAACAATATGAAAACCAGAAAGATATCATACGAAAAACTAGAAAAAGAATACCAAGAAGCCCTCATGGATAAGAAATTCTACAAACAAATGTATGAAGGAGGTGGATATCACACCTTTGAGGAGCTTAAAAAACTTACTTGTGTATTCAAGAATATTTTACTTCTGGTTACTGGTGTTCTTGTCTTTCTGGCTGGGCTGGTGCTTTTTTTGTGTTTTAGGCTGTTTTAGTTGTTTTACTTCCTGCTCCAAATGTTCTATTTTTGATTTCAGCTCTTTGGTTTCAGTATTATTTCCAGCAATAGAATAAATAGAAACCACCAAGGCAACAGCCGAAAGAAAAGGCGTTAAATAATTATTGAAAATATTGGATATATCATTATTTTCCTTTAGTTCTTCTTTTCTTTCCTGCTCGTTTTCATAAACTTGCAGTTCCTCTAAGGTTCTAATCTTTTTTCCTTTTGGAGTAAGAATTATAAAATCTCCCTGCTCTTCTATTAAATCATTATAGGCTAAATTCTTTAAATTATTTCCAAAGTCCATGTGAACCTTTAAATAATTGTCATCCATACTTTTTAGAAGGGTGAAAATTTCATTCTTTTTCACTCTCCCCTGCTTATCATGGAGAATTTCTAAAATTTTGTTTTTCATATCAGCACAAATTTTTCTTCAGCCACAAAGATAATAAAAAATCCCTGCTGGTGCAGGGAGTATTTCTTATTGAAAAAAAACACGATTTTTTTCCAAATCAAAAATAATATGGAAAAAAACAGCGAGAATTTGCCACATTCTCGCTGTTTTTATTAGCACACTTTATCTACATCGCTCCAGTCATCAGCATCAAGTTTCAGCGACTGAATGTTCTTCAGCTGGAAACTCACTTCTACCCCGAAGAGCCTGCTTATATCCAGTTCCACAGGGCGGACTTCTACGCTGTTTTTTACAAATGCGCCGTAGAGGAAATGCTCTGGTCTATTAGCATCAAAGCGCATTCGTGATGCTACTTTTAGAGCCAGTTTTTCTGCCTTATCTATCGCCTCGTATTGTTTCTCGTAGTCATCCGCTGGAGCGTCCAGAAGAATAGCGAAACTCAGATTTCGCACTGCTGATGAAGTCGCCATCTGCTCCCCTTCAATCCCAAAATTGTAGTTAAAAAGTGCCAGACATGGAAACTGAATTCCTCTGGAACTCTGCTCTTTGTTCCTTAACTCTCTTGAAAAATAACCAATAAAATCCTCCAAGAATTCAGATTTTTCCACGATTTGGTTAAAGTATTTCTTTAACTCTAAATAAGATGTTCCTCTCATCATGCTTTGTTTTTCAGTTTATGAATTTTATTACTCTCCAAAAATGCATTCATGAAATCATACAGCAGAGTCTTCTGGCACTCATGCAGGTTCCCCAGCAGGCGGAGTTCATCTGCTGCCATCATCACTACAATTTGAGAAAATGGAGTGAATTTTTTCTTGACAGCAAATACAGGCTGATCTTCTGAGCGTGGCGTGTCGCTCTTGAAAATGCTAGGATACACCTTGGCAATATACATCCGCACCGACCCGAAGATAAAGCCAATCCGCTCGGCTTCCTTTACATCTATTTTGTCTGTAATTTCGGCAACTTTCGGAAGCAGGTTTTTATCAAATTTCGGTTCTTTGCTCTCGCTCTTCGGGTCCAGCCGATATAATGCAGCCACCAGCTGGCGGAGATACACCTCCTTTTTTTCGGTCTGGTAACGATAGAACAAGGTATCACAGACAGAAAACTGCTCTATGGTAATATCCCCCATTCTTACAGCAGGTTTTACCAAGCCTTTGATTTCTGGGAAATGATGCAGTTTCGGCTCTTCGGAGATGAATTTAAGAGCTGGAGCAAAATTGGAAATCGGTATGTTTTTCAAAATCCTCCGCATCTTGATACGCTCCGAAATACTATCGTTTTTCATCAAAAGAATCTGCACAATCTGAATGTATTGCTCGGTAAAATCTTCCGTATCTGTATGGCTGATGATATGGATAATCTCTCTTTGCTGGTAATCCGTAAGCTCCTCCCAGCAGTCTGGAACACTGATTTGATTCATTTTTTACTAAAATTTTTCCCACTGGAAATGCATCCAGTCATAGTTTTTCTCCCTTCCGAGCGAAATAAAGCCGTGCTTGTAGAATATATCAATCATTGCTTTGTATTCTGGTCGGGCAAAACGGGCTGTTCTGGCTGTTTCTTTCAGCTGATTTCTTTCAGGGTCAAGGTCAATTGCAAGTCCCCAGGAATGAACTGAAAACTCACTACCACCACGCATTTTTCGGAAATTAAAACAGCCTCCAAAAATATCTATTCCCAATTCTCTGATTTTATCTGGTCCATAATGTTTCAAAATATCAGAAAATACAGCTTTCAACGGCTCTGCTATTTCCTTGTGGCAGGGTATTTTTTTTATGGGTTTACTTTTGTTCCCAGCCAACCGCATAGGATACGGCAGGATTATTGGTTACAAAAAAACAGCCCCCGTAGGATTGGGAACCCCGAATCTGTTTCTAAAATGGGATACTGTTTTCATATTTATGGATTTTGGCTTTGTTCTTCTTTTCTTTTTCTTTCGGTTTCTTCGGCATCTCTGCGAGCTTTATCATAGATGGACTTATGAAGCTGCCAGCCTTTGGTTAACACAAAACCAATCCCAATTCCGATGAAAATAAGCCCTAAGGCATCAAATGTACTCATGTTCTTATTTTTTTTAGGTTAAAATATCTTGTTTCTCAAAAATTCCCAGCACAGACCTCCCGCAGCAAATATTACGAAATAAACCCACCAGCTCTCCCTCCGTTCGGTCTGCTTGGATTTGGTTTCGGTTTTTGCTTTGGTTTGGGTTTCTTTCTCTTTATCGGTGCTTACTGCAACAGTATCTGTTTTATAGGTGTCAGTTTTTTTGTTTGACAAATCCTTCTTATTATTAAAATCCAGTTTCCCTGTAGTCTTTCCCTTGACTTCTTTGCCATTATAAAAAAAGGAAAATTCCGCAGGCGTATTCCCGATTGGAGTAATACTAAACCCAGAATCCATACTGATACTGCTATATTCCTCGTGTTCCCTAGTTTGGGAAATTCCCGTGGAATCTTTTTTCTCTCTTTCAGCTTCGTGAATGCTGATTTCTGACTTCTCTTTTTCTAGGACTGCCTTTCGGCTCCCACAGCTTACCATGGACAATAGCAGACAAGCAAGCAGGAGCCAGAATCCTATTCTGTGGCTGATTTTACTTTTCATCTTTTTTGCTTTTTAAATCGTCAATATCTCCACTATTGTGGAAGTTTTTTATTTTATCCAAAAGTCCACTCGGCGGAAATTTTCCCCCAGTAAGAACTGACATGTTTGTAAGTGCAGAAGAACCAGGATAGAGAATAACCATGAGCTGAACCAACACACTGAAATAACTCTTGAAAAACTCTATTGGCTCCAGAACTTTATTTACAACTGATAAGGTAATAAAGCCCACCAGCAGGATAGATAATTTGGTAACGAGACCTTTAAGATTGTCTTTGAAAGTGAAATCGTTGTAAACTTTCCAATGAACATAACTGCCTAAAACATGGTCTATCGCTAAAACCACACACAAGCAGAACAGGAAAAATTCACTTTCTACATACCATCCACTAATTCGCTCCGTGAGAGTCAGCGCTGCCGCTGGCGCTAGTGACAACTGTGCTGATGCCAACAACTTCTGCGAAAAACTCCCTTTGTACAACAACACTAGGTTGTCCACAATAAATTCTTTTATATTCATCTTTTTTAAATTATTATTCTATTTCAATAAAGCTTTTACATACACTTTCACTGGGTCTCCTATTTCTTCTGCTTTCAGCGGAATACCCTTTCTGCCCGTGGTGGTCGTTATCACTTTCAAGCCTTTTATTTCGGTAACTGTGCCGCTACGCTGAATAAGTCTAAACTCCAATATTTCAGCAAAACTTTCTATTCTTGGGAGCTTGTAGATTACTCGGTCATTAGCACCATTCGTTTCTGCTACAACTTCCAAATCATGTGTCCACGGCAAAACAGTATCTACCATAGTATCAGAAATTCCAAGGTTGTATTCAGAAATATGTGGTGTCCAATCCGTTGCTTTTGTTCCTTTTTCTAACTTGAAATTTCTAATGTCTATTGCTACCCCTTGAACATCAGAAGTAAACGCTACCATCCACGAGCTATCCAAATTAAAGGCTTCCTGTTTTATCCTAGTCCAAACATTCGGAGGAATACTCTGTCCCCAAATTGTAACATTTCCTGTGTGGGAATGCCTAAAATCCATACTTCTAGAGTGAGTTCCTGCAACTATACCCTCCATTTTAAAACCATATACTCCGACAACTTGATGAGATACAGGGGTATACCTCACAAAACTTCCTGTAGCATCACTCATAACAGCAGAAGTTCCTGTGTTTTCACTTGGAGAGGGGTTGTTAGGTGAAAGTAACGGAAGAGCCGTATTTTTAAAAAGATTAGCTCCACCTATAACCATATTACCTGAAGGAGCAGGTGTATTCCCTTTTGGTAGGGCTTTTAGTTTTTCATCTATTTGGGTTTTAGTGTAATAATCCGATGCCTCCAATTTCCCCACTGTCCCAAATTCCAGCATTTTGCTGGTTACATATTCTGCAATTAGTCTGTGTCCTCTTTTATTTGGATGCAAACCATCATAAAAATAGATTCCATGGTTATACTTAGTTATACCTACTTCCCTCATATCTATCCACTTGATACCATACATCTTTGCTATATCAATAATCCTTTCAGCAAGTTTATCAGAATCTTTATTTTGGTCATCTGTAGACCCTTCATGGAAAGACCGAAGTGGAGTCATCAATATGATTTGTGACTTTTTATAATAAGGAAGCATATTCTCCAATGCTAACTGATAAGCTTCTGTGAACTTTTTAAGGTTTGGATTATTTACATTAGTAATATCCCCAAGAGAAGTTTTATCTTTAATTTCTCCCAAAGGAACACCAGTAGTAGGCACATTCAGTGCACGCTGGTCATTTGCGCCCATGAAAATGAATATAAAGTCACTATCTTGAGCTACCACTTTTGTCCTGGAAAAAGCAAAGGCGTCGCCATCTATTCCTGTAACTCTAGAACCAGCCCTGCCATCAAGCGTTGCTTTTACTCCTCCTGTAAGACTTAAAAGCTGTGCAGTCCATACATCTTCATAGGCATAACCTTTGGCTGGTGTATATTCGTTATTTGTACTCTCCCCCCACGAAGTAATAGAATCTCCAATAAACGAAATCTTCTTTCCAGCGAGCTTGTTATTTACACTAGGTGTTGGAGTTGGAGTTCCTGCTTTGACTTTATCCTCTACTTTTTTTAATGCTTCTTTGGTTGCTTTAGTATCCATTTCAGAAAAAGTCTTTTCAAAACTTTCTCTTAATCTTGCTTCTGTAATTTCTCCATTGTTGTTGTCAGGAAGAAGCCCTTTAATTTCTTCCAATGTAGACACATTACTCATTGTTTCTTTATTTATATTCTAAATCCTTTACTAAATCCTCTGGAGAATCCTCCTACTTGTTTTTTCTTCTCCTCCTCTCCTATTTCAGCGATATTTCCTGCATATTCATACAGTCCTGTATTTGCTGAAAAAGTGAAACTTACCATGTTATCCTCTTCGAATTTCTTCCCAGAAGTAGCATCTCCGCTGGTAAGGTATGCAGCGTTTCTAAGATTCCCCAGAACCCAAACTCTGCCGTTACTATCCGAAACCAAAAACACCAGTCCAGAATTCCCCGTATGGGAAAGAAAACCAAGGTTTCTAGGCGTCATTCCTGTCAGCTGAAACGAAAGCTCGCTCATCTGCTTCCATCTCTTTACACTGCCAGTGACCTTCTCCGATAGAGAACCTTGGTCTAGATAAACATCCACAGCCTTTAGGCTTTTTCCGTGTTTGAGTAAAATATTTCCTTTAGAAATTATCCTGCTGTCTTCGTAGCCCTCCGCTTCGGGAAGAACTATTTTCGCAAAGTCCCAAACAGAAGCATAGTAGAGCCTCACCAAAATACCTCCAAACACCTCTGTGCTTGGGCAATAATGCAAATCTTCTGTATGTATTTCTGTAATCACAAAAACAAAAATAGCACCCCGCAGGGTGCTAAAAAAAGACAAGATATTACAAGAAAAGACCTCCTTTTTTTGCGATGATAGGGACTTTTAGCTGAGAGTCCTCGGCATTCCAGCAAGGGAAATTGTCCTTGTTCTTGCTCAGATAGTCCCAAATTTGTGTAAGATACCTTTCGCTTCCCCTCAGATGACCTTCCTGGAATCTTATTTTTTCCTCATCTGTAAGCACTACAGACTTTTGCCACGGCAATTCCTCATACTGAACCACGATGCCTGTGCTGGTAAATAGATAGCCCTGCTCTGCTGTGGCATCTGCTTTTGATTTATCAATACAGTATTTTTTTATTAAATTTTTCAGCACATCATCGCCCAGAAGAACATCTGCTTCACAAGGTTTCATTTTGGAAAGAAACTCATCCAAAGCACCACGCATCAAATCTGAAAG